TGGATATGCTGATTACTCTACTTCAAAATGGAGCAGAAGAGAAAGAGCTCTAGACGAAGCAGAAAGAGCAGCTATTGACAAGTTTGGATTGTTTAATCTTTCAGACTTCAGACCCAAGAAGCCTACCGATGCAGAAGTAAAAATAATCAAAGAATTATTTGAAAAATCTGTAGAAGGTGAAGCTTATGATCTGGAAAAATATGGTCAATATTATAGACCAGCAGGAGTATCTGCTCCAGCAAGTGGATCATCAGCAAACGGATCAGCAAACGGATCTGTAAATGTAGCAGTAGAAGCAGAAGAAACTATTGTTACCAAAACTGAGCCAGTAAAAGTAGCTACTGCAGCAGCAGCACCTCAGCCAAGTACTGATAGTGCTAAAAGAGCAGAAGATATATTGAAACTGATCAGATCAAGACAAAGCAAATAACACTAATTTCCCTTTTGGCTCCAGGATTGACACTGGAGCCAATTAGTGTTAATATAAGAACATAAGAACATAGGAATATAAAATGACAAAAGTATTTGACGCAACAAAATTTAGAAAAAGTATTACAAAATCAATCCAAGGCTTAGGTTTAGGATTCAATGATCCCACAGATTGGATCTCTACAGGCAATTACGCATTAAATTATTTGATATCTGGAGATTTTAACAAAGGTATCCCACTAGGTAAAGTATCTGTACTAGCAGGAGAATCAGGAGCAGGTAAATCTTACATAGCATCAGGCAATATAATCAAGAATGCACAAGCACAAGGTATCTACGTAATATTAATTGATACTGAGAATGCTCTAGACGAGGCATGGCTTAAGGCATTGGGTGTGGACACAGATGAAAAGAAATTATTAAAATTAAGTCTTTCAATGATAGATGATGTTGCTAAAACAATATCAGAATTCATGAAAGGTTATAGAGAAGAAAATGCAGACAATAGAGAGAATGCACCTAAAATTCTATTTGTGATAGATTCTTTAGGTATGTTATTAACTCCAACTGATGTGAATCAATTTGAAGCAGGAGAGATGAAAGGTGATTTGGGTAGAAAACCTAAAGCTCTAACAGCTCTAGTTAGAAACTGTGTTAATATGTTTGGTTCTTACAATGTGGGATTAATTGCAACCAATCACACGTATGCTTCTCAAGATATGTTTGATCCCGATGACAAAATATCTGGAGGTCAAGGATTTATCTATGCTTCGTCTATCGTGATAGCAATGAAAAAATTAAAATTAAAAGAAGACGAAGCTGGTAATAAAATCTCAGAAGTGAGAGGTATAAGAGCAGCATGTAAAGTTATGAAAACTCGATATGCTAAACCTTTTGAAAGTGTACAAGTTAAGATTCCGTATGATACAGGTATGGACCCTTATTCTGGATTAGTTGATCTTTTTGAAAAACAAGGAGTAATAGTACAGTCTGGCAATAGATTAAAGTATGTGGACAGCAAAGGCAAAGAGCATCTAGAATATAGAAAAGACTGGGACGGAGATAAATTAACAATGATAATGAATGATTATCAAAACGTTAAAAAATCAGAACCAAAAGAAGATGAAAAAGAAAATAAAAAAGATAAAAAATAGAGAAATCACAGGTTATTACGGTTACTGGGATTCCGAAAAGAAAAAAAGAATGTTTAAAACACTTTGGCAGGAAAAAAATTAATGCAAGAACTTACTCACGAAGATATAGAACAGATATGGAACTCTATTAGTCATTACGTACCTGATAGACAAAAAGTAGATTGTGCAGTAGATTTTATCAAAACATTAGTTGATGTGGGGATATCTACCAAAACAATCAAAGCAGCAGGAGAATACGACGACAAATTAGAAGAAGCTATAGAAACTGTTTTTGAAGAAGAAGACGAAGAAGACTACGAGGAATAATGAGTTGGTATACCAAAGTCAGCCAAGATATTAGTTTAATACCTGATTGCATCAAGTTCTTTGAGCAAGAATTAGAAACAGCACGTAAAGAAATATATATCTTTGGAAATCTAGAGAAATCAGCAGCATCTTTGCCAGGAGTAGTAGAACAAAGATTTAATCAATTACAGGAAATTGAAGCTATATTAGAATATCTAAATATTGAAAATAGAAGATTGAGATCTAAAACATTTAAAAAATTCTTAGAAAATTATAACAGAGCACTTACATCTCGAGATGCCGACAAATATGTAGATGGTGAATCAGATGTTGTGGATATGGAAAAAATCATTAATGAGTTTGCTCTATTAAGGAACAAATGGTTAGGTATAACCAAAGGATTGGATCAAAAACAATGGCAATTGACCAATATAGTTAAACTTAGAGTGGCGGGTATGGAAGATGCCACTATCAGATAATCTCAATAAGTCTCAAAACTTAAAAATATTATACAATTCTTGGAAGAACAAAACTAGACCAAATACCAAATGGAAAATGGCCGGTGATATGCCCGGTAGAATGGATTGGTTGGTTGAACAATTTTCTAATTTAGATTCTATAACAGAGTTTGGACACTATCAAGGTTGTTCAACCACTATTTGGATGGCTTGCTTGCCTAAAAAATTAGTTACAGTTGATATTAATAAGTTTTTAAATCAGCAAGAACACGAAACAATAGCTAAAGAGTTAAGAATAAATTTTAAATGTATAATCGATGATGATTTAGCTATAACAATCGAAGAAACAGATCTTTTATTCATTGATACTATGCACACAGAAGAGCATACATATAAAGAATTAAAAAAACACAGCAATCAAGTAAAAAAATATCTTGCTTTTCATGATGTTAATCCTAAAAGATTTCAAACACACCTAGGCATAGAAAAATGGTTAAAAGAAGAAAATAATAATTGGAAAGAATTATATCATGACATTAATGATTGTGGTTTCTTGATTTTAGAAAGAAACAAATAATGGAAAGAATTATACTCACAGATGTCGACGGTGTATTATTAGAATGGGAAGATCATTTTAAAAAATGGATGAATTCTAAAGGATATAAAGAATTAGAAAATACCGATACAGAATATGATATGAGCGTTAGATATGGTATACATAAAGACCACGGTAGTGAATTGATTAGAGAATTTAATAAGAGTGCATGGATGTCAACGCAATCTCCTATGCCGGATTCTCAAACTTGGGTTAAATTATTACATGCAGAGGGTTGGACATTTATACCTATAACATCACAAACATCTGACATACCGGCACAAGAATTAAGAAAAAGAAGATTAGCTGAATTATTTGGTGACACTGTGTTTACAAATTATTTTATATTAGAGACCGGAGATCACAAAGATTCGGCTTTAGCAGAATTTCATGGCACAAGATTGTGGTGGATAGAAGATAAATGGAGTAATATTATTAAGGGATTAGAGTATGGTTTAAAACCATTGTTGTATAATCATGACTATAACCAAGGATTAACACACGAAAATGTTGTTAGAGTAAATAATTGGGAACACATATACAAGATTATTACCAAAAGGATATAAAATGAAAATATTTGTAGGATATGATACTCGAGAAGATATATCGTATCAAGTGTGTGAGCACTCAATCAAACGTAGAAATAAAGATGTGGACGTGGTTCCATTAAAGATGAAACTGCTGAGAGAGTCCGGAATCTACACCAGAGAGATTGATAAATTAGCCAGTACCGAATTTACTTTTACAAGATTCTTTATACCTTATCTACAAAATTATCAAGGATGGGCAGTATTCTGTGATTGCGATTTTGTTTGGCGTATAGATGCTATGGAATTGGAACAATTTTACGATGATAGCAAAGCAGTGGTATGCGTTCAACACGATTATACTCCAGAAGAAGGTGTTAAAATGGATGGTCAATTACAACTTGCTTATCCTAGAAAGAATTGGAGTTCCATGGTGTTATGGAATTGTGCTCATCCTAAAAATCGAATATTAACTCCAGAATTATTAAACAAAGAAACAGGAAAATTTTTGCATAGATTTAGTTGGCTAGAAGATTCTGACATTGGCTCTATGCCTTGCGAATACAACTGGCTTGTGGGCTGGTATAAAGAACCCAAAGATGGGCATCCAAAAATTTTACATTATACCGAAGGTGGTCCGTGGTTTGAAAATTATAGAAACTGCGAATACGGTGATGTTTGGAAGAAAGAATTAATAAATCTTTTCTCGTCGTGAGCTGGTCAATAGCCAATATCGATTGTCATAAAAAACCCATATCTCATATTTGGTCTAGTACTCTTGTGTCTAGAAATATCTACGACAAACTGTACGAACAATGGAACAACGTTGAGCATGAACATTGGAAAAAATTTATTAATGAAATGAAAATTGAAGTTTATTTTCATAATGATTTTACCAGTATGTTAACTCCAAAAAAAACTAATCAATATATTGGTTATTGGTTCTTTCAACAACGCACAGATAGAAGCACGGGTGGAGAAATAGAACTTATAAATGTAACTGATAAAAAAATATTAAGTTATTGGAGCAATACAATTTTAATAATAGAAACTGATAAAAGTTTTACAGTGCTTCCTAGAAAATACGAGTTGCCCCAAAGACCTTTTTGTGAAATTTATTTCGATCAAGCCACTAATAAAAAAATAAAAAAATTGTTATATTAATCTTTAAAAATTTTTCTAGCTTCTACTAGTATTTTACTATCAGGTAGGTATTTTTTTTGTCCATAACCGTGTCCAAACCAAGACTTTGGACTGCCGTTTTTTTTATTAAATCTTGAATCCATCTTTTCAACAACAACTTGACTTTTTAAAGTTGCATATACTAAAAGTCTATTGTCGTCGTCTGGATATTCTTTATATTTTAAAAAAGGTGCCATGGTTTTAGCAGAATACTCATTTAACATGAAAACGCCTGCGTTGAATCTTTGTTTTCTTAATACTTTAGGCTCAAACTCTTTTAGAATACTGTTTGTTTCGTTTTCTCCATGCCAATCAATTGATCTTTTTAATGCTTTTTTATCTTCACAAACTTTAAAAGTATTATTTTTAGGATACATTTCAAAAACGCTGGGTGCATCTGGCCAACAAACAACATCAGTATCTAAATATAGAATTTGATTATATTCTTTCCACCAATCATTATTAAAAAATAAATCAAATCGTTCAAACGTTGGATGCACATGATTTATTCTTGGTGTTGAAATTAAAAGATAATCAACACCACATTTATCTGCATAAATTTTTGCAGATTTTTTAGAATACTCTAAAAGTTCTTGATTAACGCTAATATTTACAAAATCTGGTTTGGAGAATGTCTTAGACTCCATAAAGAATTGTACTATGCAATTTTTCATTGTAAAATATTTAAGTCTTTTAATGTTTTAACTGCCACGCCATTTTTAAATTCTTCGGGTGTAAATTGTTGGTAGGCTAAAGAATATAACCATTGGGTAGGGTCAATATAAAAAGGATCTTCTATTTCAGATAGGCTGGCAGATGATATAGACCAAGCAAAACTTTTTGGATCACTGAATACTGGCACTCCTTGTAATGCTGCTTCCACTGCACTGATACTACAACTGGTTACACATACCCAAGCATTCTGTAAGTCTTGTTCTAAAGGAACATCGGCCACACTAGGACCAGATGTTCCGGCCTTTCTAGGTTTTTCTCTTATCTTAATGGGTCTATCAGTATATTTTTTTATTTCTTTGATAGTATCATTCAGCCAATTGGATTTTTTAAGATATGTGTGTATACCTAAACTACTAGGGCAGATAAGAATATATTTTCCATCATTTTTTCTTGTTTTAATTGTTAAATTAAATTTGTCAAATCTATCCGATGGACAGTCTCTCCAATATCTAGCGTGTATTTGATTCTTACAAATTCTCCAGTAATGATTATCATCTTTTAAATTTGTATTATCAAATCTTCCAAAATAAGGAGTATCTGTATACCAGTATTCTAATTGTTGTTGCTCTAATTGATGCACAAGATTAATATTGTTATTAATAAATCCCCAAAACATAGCAGGAGATTTTGCATCTGTTTCTAAATTATTTTTTATTTCTGTTTCAGTAGGCCAGGTTTGTTTTATTCCATTAAAAACTTCCCAACATTTACTTTTGGGATTATCAGATGGTGCGTAAATTGTTAACATCAATAAATTCTTTCAATAGGTTTGCCCATGTCTTGTGTCCATCTAGACTTGGATGAGGATCGTTTTTACTTACAATTAAATCGTTTTCTTGTATAAAATCTAACTGACTTGATTCTGCTTTAAAATATCTTTTCTTATCAATTTGATCATATAAGGTTTGAAAATCGCTAATCTTTTTATTCCATATAGCAGGCAAAGAATTAAACATCACATATGGTATTTTATTTAAAACAAAAAAGGTTTGTAAATCTAGAACATGATTTAATAATCTCATACAAGCAGTTTGTTCAATATCCCAACCCGGACATGAATTTATGAATTTTAAATTTTCAGATACCTTCCATGTGCGCCAAGTCAAATCCATGTTAGGTATTCGTCCTTTTTTCCATTCGTCATTAGTGACATAATCCATTCTATAACTACTGGTCCATCCTATAACAGCAAAAGTATCTTGGAATCCGTTTTGATAAAACCATAATTTTGTGGTAAAAGATATTCTATCATTACCTCTTCCGCCCATTGCAATATTAAATAGATTCAAATTGTAGGATTTTGCTAGGAATTCAGAAGAAAAACTATGAACATCATCCTTTGGTCTAGATACCAAAAAACTACAACCATTGGAAAATAACTTTGTCATTTTACTATTTTATAGTATAATTATAGAAAATACAATGATAGTTAAAAATATATCAGCTATACAATACTTCCAAGAACGATTTGATATGCTCGATGCTCCATATCAATACACTGTGGATTATCACCCTGATGCTCCTCGAAAAACTTTTACCACCAATCCTACGTTTATGGCAGAATTTCATGATTGTGTGACTCACAGTTTACCCCTATTAATTACGAATGAAAATCATCTTATTACCTCACATATTTGGCCATTGTTACACAGTACAAAATACAAACCACAGAAGACACACAGATTATGGCAAACATGGGGAGAGAACATAGATATATCTCTACCTGCTCCTAGCAAAAAATTCTACGAAGAGTACAAATACGTGTGGTTGCCCATCGATGAGCAGAGTGCTAATAATGCTTGGCACATATGGATTGATGTGATATCTAAATTTAGATTGTTAGAGAAATATTTTAGTCTTAAATTTACAGACTTCATTTATGTTTTAAGCAATCACAGCGAATATTTTGATCGTGTGGCCAAAGAACTGTTTCCAGATCTAAGATATTATGTGATGCCTAAAAATACCACATGGAAATTCGCACATCTATTAGCACCCTCAATGAGCAACCACGAAGATGGTATAACAGTACCTGATACAGTAAAATGGTTAAGACATAAATTTGGACAGCAATTAAAACCTCACAGAAAAATTTTTATTAGTAGAGATGATGCTCCTGCAAGGAAATTAATCAATGCCGAAGAAGTATTCATGGCTCTACAAGGTTGGGAAACTGTGACTTTATCTGGTATGAGCACACAAAAACAGATAGGACTGTTTTCAGAAGCTAGTCATGTGATATCTACTCACGGAGCTGGATTAACCAATCTATTATGGTGTCAAACAGGAACAAAAGTTATAGAAATAAGTCAAACAGAATTGTTAGATAAAAAAGTTTATCCTGTGTTAAGTCATCATTTAGGATTATCTCATCATATATTATTAGGTGAGAAAGTGCCAATAGCAGGAGATAAAATTGAAGGAGTTAAAAGAAAAAAAGATTTTAATAACATAACTGTTGAAACATCCGCTCTATTTGAATTAATTAACAGGTTATAAAAATAGAATAATTAATAACAAATGATATACCTCAGCAAAACCGATAGACCCACCACAGAGAAATACATAACTTGGTCTCAACAGGGCTTACCTGGATCAAAAATTTTACCATATGATCAAGTGATACAACAGAGAGATGCTAAAAAAATTATATTAATGGGAATATTGAGAGGAACCAACATGGTATATCATTGGGCTCAAAAAAACAAGATCGATTTCTATTTCATGGACCGGCCTTATTGGGGAGAGAGTCGAAGCACTCCTTACCTTATGAGAATAACCAAAAACGGTCACACAAAAAATTATTTAGAATCTAGACCCGATGATCGATTTAAAAAATATTTTCCATTTAAAATAGAGCCATGGAAGAAGAATGGTCGTAAAATTGTAGTATGTCCTCCCACACACAGCATGGCTGTTATGTTTGAGCAGGAAGACTGGCTATCTAAAACTTTAGAAACTCTACGAGCAAACACAGATAGAGAGATAGTTGTGAGAAACAAAGGATATAATCCTGACAGCAAAATAGATGAGTTGGGTCGACTGATGCCTGGACCTAATGATACAGAAGATACTGCTACACCAATCGATTGGAATGACACACATGCTATAGTAGCATTCAACAGTAACATAACCATAGAAGCCACAGCAAGAGGCATACCTGTGTACACAGATTCTATGAACTCATGTGCTCCTATAGCAGAGCAAGATTTTTCAAAAATAGAAACACCTCTGTATGCGGATAGAGAACCTTGTTATTATTCTCTAGCATATGGACAATTCACAAAGGAAGAAATACAAAATGGTTGGGCATGGGGGATATTAGATGAAAGTTGAAATATTTAGAAGAACAGTTAAAGATAGACGTCGAGGAGCCAGCTGGGAATTATTACAACACATGGCTGAGGGTATAAGAACTTCTGGAGACGAACCCGTAATTGTTAACGAAAATCTTACAGGAGATTGGCGCAAAGATGAGATGGAACCCACTGCCCCAATAGGTTGTATGTTTGGTTATGGTGGAGACAAGCAGATGCATCACACCAAAGGTAGAAGGAGAGATCTTGTAGAACGTGCTAAGAAAAAAGGTATCTATATTATTACGTTTGACGGTGGTCTACTAAGCAGTTTTGGAAACACTGTAGATCATCCACAGCATCATTGGCGAGTAGCTCTTTATTCTCCCATGAATAATGGTAACTTTTTATCAGATAACTCTCCGTCGGATCGTTGGGAAATGATGAAAGGTTTATGGAATATTAAAAATGATCCATGGAGGAAATCCAATCCCGAGGATCCAATACTGTTTGTTCTACAGCCTAAAGATAATTGGAGTATGAACGAGTTAGATCCTATTGATTGGTTTAAAGGTGTTTATAATACATTAAGACCATTGACTACTAGAAAGTTTTTAGTAAGACCACATCCTAATCATGTAGCTACTATGGAAGAAAGAAAAAACGAATTCCCCAAAGATGTTGAACTAATAATAGGAGAAAAATTTTTTACTGGTGACAATAAAAAATTTTATAGATTTAATTTTCAAGAAGCAATCTCTAATTGTCATGCTGTGGTTACACATAATTCAACAGCTAGTACAGATAGTTGCGTGAGAGGTATACCTACTTTCTGTACTTCGGATTTATCAATATGCTGGCCTGTGGCTAATAAGGATTTAACCAAGATAGAATCACCAGAATATCCCGACAGAACACAATGGTTAAATAATTTAGGATATAAAATGTGGACTACACAAGAGATTAAAAACGGCACAGTGTTTCGTAGATTCAAACAGAGATTAGGATTATAATATGTGTGGCATATATGGCATAACAGAAAATAATCGACAATTTATAGAGAAATATATTGATATCTGTTCTCATAGAGGTCCAGATGGACGCAGTATCTATAATGATGATAGTGTTACATTAGGACACAATCTATTGTCCATAACAGATAATCCCAAAGTCAGTCAACAGCCGTGGAAGACTCCTGCAGGAAATATTTTAGTTTACAACGGAGAGATATTCAATTACTTTGAATTATTAGAAAGATATTCTGCGTTTGTTCCAACAACCACATGTGATACTGAATTATTGGCTTGGGGATTGGATACCTATGGGTTAGATTTTATAGATCAAATTGATTCCATGCATGGCTTTGCTTATTATAATCCTAACAAAAAAGAATTAGTGTTAAGTAGAGATCATGCAGGTATTAAACCAGTTTTTTATGCTGAAGTTAAACAAGGATTAGTATTTGGCTCTGAGATCAAAGGCATGTTAGATATTGTGCCAGGATCTAGAAATGTAGATAATCTAAGTTTAAGTCTAATGACACAAATTGGAATTAATGTTAGCGACCATACTTTCTATTCCGGAATTAAAAAATTATTAAGTGGAGAAACTATTGTTTATGATATTGCAAATAAAAGAATAAAATCTAAAAAAAGAATTTATATTAAACCTACCAGCAATCATACTTTTCAAAAAGAAGAGTTTATTTCTCAAGTTAAAAAAACAATAAAAATGAGTGCTATCGGTAAAAGACCGATAGGAGTATTTCTAAGCGGAGGTCTTGATTCTAGTTTGGTTGCATATGAATTATATCAATTGTTAGGATCATTAAACACATTTACTAACAGAATGAATCCTAATCAAAACGCTCCAGAGGATCATAATAGTGATGCAAATGCTGCTCTACAATTTGCAAAAAAAATAGGATTTAATCATCAAGAAATTATTATAACTCCCAAGATAGTAGAGAACTGTTGGGAACATGCCATTTATCATATGGAAGAACCTGTGTACAATCCCAGCATGGCTATGTATTGTTACACCAACAAAATACTATCCGGAGCAGGCACAATTATAACCATGGCAGGTGACATGGGCGATGAGATATTAGGAGGTTATCCTAAATATTGGAAGCTCAAAGAAAAAATAGCAACGGGAGAATTAAAAGATTGGAACAGTCTCATAGACACATGGATGAATAGAATCAAACGTCCTATAAAAGTTAATATTCCTCATATGAGTAGAGAACAGATAAAAGAGTATCTAATTAGCCACTTGCCTCGAGAGTTATTCAATCCCGACGATATCATTAATTCTTATATGTCATTAGACTGTATAACACAAGTGCCTGAAGAATTTTTTAATAGAAACGATCGATATGGTATGGCATATGGTATGGAAGGACGATTTCCATTGGCTACAAAAAGTTTTATGAGCTATTGTTTATCAATACCATCCAGTTTTAAAATAGGACGAAATAAGGATGACACTAAATTGTTAACCAAGATTGCTTACAAAGGTTTATTACCCGATGCTATAATAAACAAACCCAAAACTGGTTGGACCTGTCCTATGTCTTATTGGATCAGACGATTAAAAGTTTTAGAAGAATTTTATAATACTAGACATAAAGATACATCCTATATTAACGCTGTTGAATCAATGCACGAAAAAACACAAGTTCCTGTGTGGCAAATGAAGGACTGGGCAAAAAAATACCAAATGAAGTTTTAAATTAAATAAAAATATGAAAATTAAAGTTATAACCAGTTATAAACCCAGCACGTGGGATCTTTATTCTGGTAGAGGTATTAAGAGTATTGCTGAACAGTGGCCTATAGAAACAGATTTAGTAGTTTATCTCGAAGAACCCAAACCCAACTACAACCATCCTAGAATACAGTGGGTTGATCTCAATGCAGCTGAGCCAGAGCTTTTTAAATTTAAAAATAAACATAAAAATGATCCCGTAGCTTGCGGAGAGTTAGAAGAAATTGTGGGTGGTGTTAGAAGACCTGCTGCCCTGCAGCAACAAGGGGGACAAGACAAAAATAAGGGTTCATTCCTTTGGGACGCTGTGAGATTTAGTAATAAAGTTTTTTGTGTGATTAATGCCATACGTAATTCTAAAGAGTATGATTATGTTATATGGGTTGATGCTGATACATTTACTTTTAGACCTATACCATTAGAGTTTCTCAAAACACTTTTGCCTAACAATACTATGGTTACCTATCTAGGCAGAGAAAGATTTTCTCTTAATGATGGGGGCAAATATCCAGAGTGTGGTTTTGTAGGCTACAATTTAAGACATCCTAATATACAAGAATTTGCAAAAGAATGGGAAAACTTGTTTATTACAGATGAAGTTTTTAAATTATTAGAATGGCATGATAGTTTTTTGTTTTGGCATCTTGTGAAACAATTTCAAAAAAAATATAACATAGAAGTAAATGATATTGGTTATGCTAAGAATGTTAAAGGACATCACGTGTTTGTAAACAGTGAGTTAGGTTTATACATGGATCATATGAAAGGCAAAAGAAAAAAATTAGGCAGCAGTGCTAAAAATGATTTAAGACCACCAATGAAGGATGCTCCTGCTAATGTGTGGGATATAGACTATTGGAAGAAAGCACCGACGTCATTAAAATGAAAATAGCATTATTTCCAGACAATGGTAGTCTTAATAGCAAACCTGTGTTTGCTGCACTGATAGAACATCTTCGAGCAAAGGGAGAAGAAATATACATTAATGAAGATCGAGATTGTGATATTGCTGTGATTTGGTCTGTATTATGGTTAGGAAGAATGGCCGCCAATAAAAAAATATGGGACAGTTTTCAAGCAAAAAATAAACCTGTTGTAGTAATGGAAGTTGGAGGACTTAAAAGAAACACTACCTGGAAGATGGGAATTAATGGTATTAATAGAGATGCTGATTTTGCTAATCAAACATTTGATAATAAAAGGTGGCCTCTATTCAATATAGAAATGAAACCATGGAAGCAAACAGGAAATGTAATAATAATATGCGGTCAGCATGATACCAGTCAGCAATGGAAAAAAAATCCTCGTATGTCCAACTGGATAGAACAACAGATAAAAGAAATTAGAAAGTACAGTCAAAAACCAATACTGATAAGACCACATCCTAGAAATAACTTTGATTTTGATGAAAAAAAATATACAAACGTAAGAATTAAAAAACCACAAAGAGATTGGACCACATATGATGATACTGATTTTAAAAAAACACTTAAATCAACATGGGCGGTTGTGAATCATTCTAGCAATCCTGCTATAGAATCTGTAATTAATGGCATACCAGTATTTGTGAGTGAATCGAGCTTATGTTACGATGTAGGTAATGCAAATCTTTCTGATATAGAAAAACCTGCGATGCCTAGTAGACTAAATTGGGCAAACAAACTTTCTTATACTGAATGGACCACACAAGAGATTCGAGATGGATTACCATGGGCTAGAATACGTCAGAGACTCGAAGAAAGGTATATAAAATAAATGACTGTGCAACCAACTATAAAACACAAAGACTTAACTACAGTTACACCCATCGAGTGGTCTCCTTACACAGGAGAAACTATAATAACTAGGGTTCTAATTAAAGGTGGTAAAAAAACTCAAGAAACAGAATATGTTGAAGATGTTGTCAAAGCAGTTCCTCGAGGCAATGCCTATATTATCGGTAATGGCCCTTCTAGAAAAGATTTTGATTTAAATCTTTTAAAAGACACAGGACAAATATATGGTTGTAATGCTCTATATAGAGATTTTACTCCCGATTATCTTTTCATGGTAGATCGATTTATTTCACAAACCATAGTGGATGAAAAAGTTTATGAAAAATGTGTGTGTTATGCTCCAGCTTTAGAATACACTAGAAGTAAAAAAAAATTAAATTTAATACCGAATAATCCTCATTGGGTTTCTGGTTCTGCTGCTTTTTGGACTGCTTGTGTACATGGTCATAAAAATATCTATCTAATTGGTTTTGATTTTAAAGAATATGGCAAAGGACAGTTGAACAATATCTATCAGGACACTCAACACTATGGTCCTCGAGACAGCGATGCTACACACGAAGGGTGGTTAACTCAATTTAGAATCTGCATTAAACAGAGACCATATTGTCAATTTACTGTGGTTCATGATAATCCTTCAGAACCATTGTATCATTTACAAACAGGCATCGACTTAAAGAATACTAAACTAATGACCTACGCAGAATTTACAAAGAAAGTCCTAAACCAATAAATTTAAATCTTGGTCTAAAACTATAGAACATGCTGTTGTGACAGCCGGTATCTTTCTTTAATGCAAACTGGTATAGATGTATCATCTCATGTGCCAGTGTCTCTATAAAATCTCTTTTAGTTCTATATTTTTTTAGCATTTCTAATTCAAATCTTTTAGGATTTTTGTCTGGATAAGCACACACCTGCCCCATTGCCTGCTTCAACCATTTTTTAATTATAATCTTGTCAAAATCGGGCAATTGGTTATCAAACACTGCTCGATTGATATAACGAAACCAAAGGTCTATAGCACGTCTACTGGTAAGATAAGGACCCTTATCATTAAGTGTTTCCACTTGTATTTTACGTCTTAATTTTAGTGCTCTTTTCCTTCTCATAAAAGCTCCAACACTGTTGACTTTTTCGTTCTTTATGCTATACTGTAATTATCCTAAAATGACAAATTCAAATACACCACGCCGATTAGAATCTTTAGAAGCTGCTCTTAGAATATTAGCCTATAATACAGGTGGGTTTGTTCAAAGCTCTGGTGTACATGACAAAGATTTTAAAACTATACAGAGCCTAGCAGATGCTCCTTATGCTTGGACTGAAAAGCAAGGTAATCTAGCTATGATGTTCTTAAAGAGATATAAAACTTTATTAGACAAATTTAATTTTGACACCGATGAGTTAATAAACAATCCGCGGTATGATCAACCATTTAGAAAAATCAGTTTTGAAAAAAGTATAGATATTTTTACAGCCGAAGATGGTAGAGAAGTGTTAGAGATACGATTTCCTTATAACGAAAAATTTATTGCATTTATAAGATGTCTTAAAAAGAAAACACAAGGCTTGGTTCCTATGATATATGACGGAGAAAACAAAAAGTGGACCATGAACTACTCTGACACAGTAGCCTATTATGCCTCACTGATTGCTGTGAGATATGATTTTAAAATACTCAACACAAAAATATTAAATGATTACGATGAAATTAAACAAGAAAAAAAGAAATATCTGCCTGTTGTTGCCGATGTAGATAACAATTCAATAAGATTAATTAATGCTTCTGAATCACTTACAGAGTATTGGCAAGAACACTGTCAATCGCTATCATATCTTCAACAGAGAGATCAATTAAAACAATTTAATATTTCTTATATTAGAAGTAATTCTACACCTGCTACAACTCTAGCAGAAAAGATAGCCCACGCATCAGATACTAATCTATATGTAGATAGAAAAGTTTATGATAAAAAAACATTGTTAGAAGCAGTTATAGCTCTAAATGATTTGCCGGCACTCTGTCCATTTAGTGGAGATATACAATCTAAAGAGGAGATTGTTACAATTTATGAATGGTTTAAGGCATTTGAATCTGTGGGCATATCCAAAGATAATATCGCTTTTGGTTTTGAATTTGATCGTCCTATAAACATTGACCCCAATCCCGAAGTGGAACAGTTTCCGTCTCCGGATTTCTTTTATGGTGCAGATACCCCTATGGAAGAACGAGCAAAAATATATACAGATTGGAAGGAACTACATGATTTCAGTGTTAATAATCGTAAAATTACTCCTGCAACAAAAATTATATTTGTTAGAAACAAAATACCAAGAACTCTTATAAAATCTGGTATTAAACCTAGGATAGCATTCATGCTACAAGATTATCCTAACTGGCCTATGTCTACCAATACATTGGACAGATTGGTTGAAAGTTTGCCAAAAAGGTTGTATTATATGACTCAGATGCCATCTGACAGTATACAATCTATATGAGTTCATGCAAATTAGTAATTAAAGACGAAGTAAACGTTAAATTTGAAAATCTTTCTTTAGAACATAGAAAGTCTCTCAGCAATAAATTCAAATTTGAAATACCTTATGCTCGACATCTTCCGGCAGTAAAGTTAGGTAGATGGGACGGTAAGGTTAGTTTCTTTGGATTGGGTGGTAACACCTATCTAGCATTGGTTGGAGAAATATTGCCTATACTAGAAGATGCTGGAGTATATGTAGAATTAGAAGATCAAAGAACTCCACACAATTTTGAATTTAAATTGATAGATCAAAATTATCTAGCTGATATTAAATGGCCAAAAAATCATCCTTGTGCTGGACAATCTATAGTGTTGAGAGATTATCAGGTGGAAACTATAAACAAATTTTTAGAAAACCCTCAATGTATTCAAGAGATTGCTACGGGAGCAGGCAAGACTATTATTACAGCAGCACTGTGTCGACTGGTTGAAAATTATGGACGTACTCTAACTATTGTGCCTAATAAGAGTTTGGTCACACAAACTGAAGATGATTTTCTAGCATGTAATTTAGATGTGGGAGTGTATTATGGTGACAGAAAAGAATTAGGAAGACAAAATACAATTGCAACTTGGCAATCATTAAACATATTAGAAAAGAAAAGTAGAGACGATGAAACTACTGCATTTCTTGAAGCTATTGAAAACATTAATACTGTTATAGTGGATGAAGTTCATATGGCTAAGGCTGACGTATTAAAAAGAATGCTCACTGGGCCATTTGCCAAATGCGGTATACGTTGGGGACTTACAGGCACAGTACCCAAAGCTGATTACGAGTTCTTCGGATTAAAATGTAGTATAGGCGATGTAGCCAATAAGATAGCAGCAAAGGAATTACAAGACAAAGGAGTATTGGCTAACTGTAATGTGAATATTTTACAAACTCAAGATCATCCAGAATTTAAAAATTATCAAGAAGAATTAAAATGGTTAACCACCGACGAAACTCGTATGAATTGGGTGGCAAAAACTATAGAAAATATTGCTACGTCTGGCAATACAATGATACTAGTGGATAGAATATCTGCTGGAGAATTGTTAGAAAAGAAAATACCCGACAGTGTATTCATATCTGGATCTACAAAAAATATAGAAAGAAAAGAACACTATGATGAAGTTTCCATAGCACAACACAAAGTTATTATTGCTACATACGGTGTGGCTGCTGTGGGAATAAACATACCTAGAATCTTTAATTTGGTATTGATAGAACCTGGTAAAAGTTTTGTGCGTGTGATACAAAGTATTGGTAGAGGCATAAGAAAGGCAGAAGATAAAGATCACGTTAACATATGGGATATAACTTCTAGTTGTAAATTTGCAAAAAGACACCTTGGGCAAAGAAAAAAGTTTTACAAAGAGGCCAATTATCCGTATAATATAGAAAAGATAGATTATGAAAATCCTTACATTAGAAAATAAAACATACGTATTAGAAAAAATACCAGAATATGTAGATGACAAATTAAGATTTGCAGTGCTAGATAATTCTAATCCTGCTGACCCAGATTATTTTTTTATACCACTAATATTCTTAGAATCATTTAATGCTCCAGCGGCAGTGCTACAAATAGGAAAACATAAAGTACAAATGCCTTTGGATTGGAAGATGATTATAGGAGATCCGGAACAGGGAGAATTACATGTATTGCCAATAACTAGTTTGAATGACCGGGGGTTTTCTGCATTCATATACAATCCAATAACTGGATCAAGACCAGAATTTGCAGAAATTGACATTGTGGACATTTATCAAGAAGTTAAGTGGTATTTCCCTAAAATTAAATCAGGGCAGATACTTGCAGTTCCTTTAACAGATGCAGATAACCCACCTTGTGCTTACTTTGTTAAAGATATATCTAGACAATCAGAATTTTTAGAATACGGGTCAGTATGGTAAGAAGAAAAGACAACGTGGTTCGCATGGAAGCTCCTGTTATTATGGTTCCAGACGAACAAGACCGAGAGATACCTGTATTAATGAATAGACATTATATTGAGTGGATCATGGAACATGCTCGAAAGAAAAAATTAAGTATACAAGGTTATCAATTACGTGGTAAGAATATTGAGATAACTTTTAAAAATCCTAAACATGCATCAGTATTTGCACTAACATGGAGAGAAGATGAGTGAGAAGAAAAAGTTTTTTGAATTAAGGAATGGAATGAAAGCCATAGACTTTCGTAATAAAGATTATTACGATAGAATAGATGATCATGAGAGATCACTGTATAGTCCTTACATGATCATGCGTTATGCTTCTGCTGTATCCGGAGATAGATTTTATCAAGAGCATTATGTAGAAATGATTAATGAGTGTGTTAATAAAAATCTTTTTGAATTGAGCGGGAAACACAAAAAACTGTGTTGGCTTTTAACTTCTATGTGCGGTGGATTAAAACAACAGTTTCATCCATGGATAAAACCTATGAAGAAAAATGTGAATAAATCTTTACAAACTCTAATGGAAATTTATCCTAATACAAAACAATCAGATCTAGAAACATTGGACAAAATTTTAACCGATAGCGAACTAGAACAACTGCTAAAGGATTATGGAAAGCAATCTTAATACTTGTACGTTTTGCAATAAGAGTTTTACAAAAGAAAGAACTCTGCAGGTTCATGTGTGTGAACCCAAACGTCGACATCTACAAAAAAATGAGAAATGAGTACAGAATGCGTTTCTAGTATTTCAAAGATTCTATCAAATACATCAGAACAACGGAAAACCAAAAACCTATGAGGATTTTTGTAAGAGTGCTTATTATAATGCTTTTGTAAAGTTCGGCAGATACATTATGCATGTGAGTCCTTTGTATCCTGAAAAATATATCGATTACATAATCAAATCAAGAATAAAATTAGATCACTGGGCTCGAGATGATCTGTATGAAGCATATCTTATAGACATGTTAAAGGCAGAACCAGTAGAAGCAGCACTCACAAGATCAATTCAAACCATGATGGATTGGGCTGAAGAACAAAATGTGCAATGGGCAGATTATTTTCGTTTGGTTAATACACCACGAGCAGTCCAGCATATACAAACCGGCAAATTATCTCCGTGGTTAGTGCTTGGTTGTGGTGCTGGAAAAAAAATGTTAAAATCTTTTACAGACGAACAATTACAAATGGTGCAGAGATTTATTAATCCAGAGTTTTGGTCTAATAAATTTAAATCATCAACAGCAGATGCAATATTTGTACAAGAGACAGCACGGGAGGCCAAAATTGAGTAACAAGATTGCAATGGAAGAAGGCATAGATGTAGCAGTGGGAGATTCCGTTATAGTGATTAAAGAAGACGGTTCTATTGGTCAAGTGATCATGCCAGAAGTAAACAATCCTGCACAAGAGAGCAAAGGTTATAAATTAACTTTGGATGTATTAGAATTTATTGACAAAGAAAAAGGCGGATTAATAAGAGCCGAAACTAACAGAAGGAGATACAACTAATGCCAGATGTAGATATAGATTTTGCAAATAGAGAACAAGCACTAAAATTATTTAAACATGTGCCGGCATCTATTATCAAAGACGAAGAAATAGAAAAACACAAAACAGGAGTGTACTTTCAAGAAGTGCCTGTGGATCCAATGTTAGGTTCTTGTAGTTTTGATTTTAAAAGAGCAGAAGAGCGTGGCTATTTTAAAATAGATTTATTAAATGTAAATCTCTATTAAGGTATTAAAACAGAACAAGAATTAGTAGAGTTAATGTTAGAAGAACCAGATTGGAACATGTTAAAAGATAAAAACATTGTGGATCAATTGTTTCATATCAATGGTCATTTCGATATAGTATCTAAACTGGAACCAAAAAATATTGAACAACTAGCTGCTGTGTTAGCAATCATAAGACCAGCAAAACGTCATCTCATGCACAAGTATTGGACAGAAATATTAAAAGAAGTTTGGTTAAGACCCTCAGATGACAGCTACTTCTTTAAAAAATCACATGCTGTTGCATATGCCCAAGCTATTGTGGTGCAGATGAATCTCATACGTAAGAATACATAGAAGTATTTTTAAGAATACATAGAAGTATTTTTTATAAATAGACTGTGATAAAAAAAATTATTGAATTTATAAAAAATCTTCCTGAGTACGTGATATTACTGATAGTTTGGTTATTACTGGGTCCTGGCGCTGTGTTATTGTACCAAACTGTGTGGAATAACTCTGGATCACAAAAAGTTGCCTATGTTAGTTTAGGACCGTTAGCACTTTCTACAGGATTAATCTGTGCTCTAGCACTGTATATATATTACAAGGATCGAGACTGATGAACGCAGATATAATACTAATTGGTGGATTAGTAATCATTGTGACTGCTATCGCTTATGTGCTTAAAACCATGGATGACATGGATCACAAAAGACGAAATAAAAAAAATAAAAAAAATTAAACAGGTCGACGCATCAACTGTATAGTTCTGCGTTTGATTCTTTTCTTAGAAATATCCTCTAATCTCACAACAGGTCCGTGTACTATTTTAATATCTTTGCTAGATAGAGTTACCAACGTTGGTTTAAAATAAGCAAAATCTTTCTTTAAGAATATATTAATTGGAATTTTTCTATTGGATTCCCACCACCATGTTTCACCAAATTTTAAAAATTTCATTTTATCAGCTGGCAACATAATACGTCCATAATCATAGAAGCTGGTTACTTGGCTATCTTGATTTTGTATAATTCCAACAAACTCTAAATCCCCTTTGCGTATAAGGGATAAGAATGGGAACTTGGTCTTTAGTGTTTCAAAAATTTCATTCATAATATATTCAATAAATACAGTGAGCAATGAACTATGCAAACTGTATCAAGGTATTTACTAAACAATGTGGTAATTGTATACACATCTGGTTATCATGGAAGGAATTCTACTGTGTACGATAGACG